AGAAAGCTTCCGAAGGTATAGCAGATAATACAATCATACCTGCCGCCGGATTAGTAGGTGGTACAGGACTTGCAGCTCACGGAGTAGGAACTATCAGGCGTCCTCTTAATGTAGGGCTGTCTTGGGGGGAACAAGCTCAGTGGGGTGCGGGACATAAGACTCCGGGGAAAGTCCTGGAAAATATGCTAGAGGGTCTAACAGCTAATGATAAAAGAGTTAAACTTATTAAAGACATAAGAGGTAAAGCAGGGCTGGTCCCTGCCAATCTATCCAATACTCCTTTCGATCTGTATTTCTCCACAGGGATGGGAGCTGCCGTAGATTCAGGAGCTATTGAGAACCCATTTCGAAGACTTATAGGAGGACATCAAGTAAGTAATGTGAGTCGTAAAATAGCTCCTGGAGGATATGTGGGATACTTAACAGACGCAGGTGAAATGGCAGAAACCACTCCTTATAAAGAACAGAAGGTTATAAGAAATCATAAAAAGCCACTGATTAAAGATAAAATGATAACCTGGGGAGATACTGGAGATACAGCTAAAGATATGAAGCAGTTGATGACATCGGATAAGGGCCCTTCTTTATTGGATATAGGTGTGACTAAGAAAATCTCCACTATAAGTAAAGTAGATGCTCTTAACAAGATAATCCTTAATAACCCCGATGTAGCTATCAGCCCCAAGAATAGCATGTTGTTTAAAAACATAGGTAATAAACGTATTGTTACAATAGTAGGGTCAGGCCGGGGAGACCAGGTGGCATACAGAGCTTTGAAATTAAGAACAGCCCTTAAGAAGATAGGCAGACTGGATGATGTACAGATAGTGGCTGTAATGGCGGGAGGGACAAGTCCTCTGGGAGGCTTAGTGCATAAACTGCCGGATATTATAGGTTTCGACAGACTCCCCAGAGATGCATATATTGCCACCCAGCGTATCAGTGATACCATTATAGGAAGTAGCGGTACATCTTCTTTATTCGAATCTCTGGGCTTACCTTCTAAACTTATATTACACCCAGCCCAGAATGCTTTAAGGGATTTAGAATTTAAATTAATATCCAAGCCAGGTACTATACCCAACATGTTGTGGAAAGATTTTCCGGGAGATTCGAAAAAAGCTTTAGAACGTATGACGCATGTGGATCTTGATTGGTGGAATAAAGGTAATAAAATACTGGCGAGTAAGTATAAGGGAGTATCTATGGCCCAGACTCCCGAGGAATGGATTAAAGTTATTTTTGATGACAAGGTATCTGAAAAGGATCTGGTTATAAGGAGCAGGCAGTTACTCAGGAATATGTCTAAAGGAGCAGGTAAGTTAAGGAAGACACATTTACCTAGACTTATCAGGAATGCTAAACGTATGAAGACATTGAGGGGAGCAGGCCTGTTGGGGCTGGCGAGTCTTCCTATAGGATATTCTGTACACAAACTTATAGATATACTCAGAGATAAGAAGGAGAAAAGAAATGAACAAGACAGCCTCCTTCCGTAACTTCGCAGGAAACATACACGACTATGCCAGAGCTACGGGACTTACTATGTCCCAGCTGCAGAGTAGGAGTGCTAAGGCTCGTAAAGCTAAAGAGGCTCTTAGGGCTGTTATACCCTACGACTTCTTCAAGACCAGAGAAGGACTCAAGTATCTTGCGGAGACTACAGTAGGATTCGATACAGACGCTTTATCCAAACTCAGAAAGATAGGATCTATGCACAAGACAGCATACTACATGGGATATATAGGTAAGACTGCTTTGGACCTGGATATAAATAAAGGAGATATTCTTTTAGGCGGAAGGTTCAAGAACAAACGGATGGAAGTTAAAGATATAGGGACAGACGAACTGGGACAGCCCACAGTCAACGGTCGAAAGCTTCTAAGCTTCCGTATCGAGAAGAAACTTCCTAAGAACAAGCAGAGCAAGATAACACAGGAGAAGCTTAATTAATCTCCTTTTATTGGCATTATATACTAGAAATATATAACTCTAATTTAAAGGAGGAGTATGAAAGATAAATTAAAGATAGGAAATGATACAGAAGTAGCTGGGAAAATGATATCATTTGAACCGGGAAGTTCTTGTGAATCTCTTACATTTGCCGAATTTAGCGGAATACTCAATACTATTAAAATAGAAACTGAGGGACGCATATATACTTTTAAAGATTGTAGTTTTTCAATTAACATTAAAAGTTTCGATTATAGTGTAGAATGCAACAAAAAACTTATAAAGGAGAGGGATTATGAAGAAAGCAAAGAATGCTAAAGAAGCATGGGATATGCAGGAGATGTACAAAGATAAGCCACACGGTTGGATACAATGGAAAGGTACAGATGTCTGTATGGATATCCATTGTAAATGCGGCGCTTCTTGTCATATAGACGCCGATTTTGCTTATAACGTAAAGTGCATGGGATGCGGTACCGTGTATATGTGTAATGGACATATAGAGCTTATCGAGCTCGAAGAAACTCCGGTACAATGTGTTGTTAACGCATCTGTTTGTTAATTGAGAATATGAAAGGAGAAAATATGATTCTACCAATAGAGGAAGCTAGAAGAATATACAAAGGAGCTATAATACATAAAACAGCCCTGATAGAAGAAGGAGCTGAAATACATGAAGGGGTTGAGATAGGCGCTCATACTATAATACATTCTAAAGCTATAATACATTCTAAAGCTAAAATATGTAAAGGGGCTATAGTGTATGCGGGGGCTGAAATAGCTTCTGAGGCTAAAATATGTAACGGGGCTATAATATATACCGGAGCTATAGTAGGTACCGGAGCTATAGTAGGTGACGGAGCTATAATAAATGCTAAGTCTAAAATATACGCAGAGGCTAAAATAGGTGCGGGGTCTGAAATACTTGCGGAGACTATAGTAGGTGACGGAGCTGTCGTACACGAGGGAGTTATAATAGCTAGGGCTGTAGTACATTCCAAAGCTATAATAGGTAAGAAGGCTGAAATAGGTATAGGAGCTATAATACAGGAAGGGGCTGAAGTAGGTGCCGGAGTTATAATAGGTGCCGGGGCTGTAGTACATGTTAAGAAGCATGTATTTCTAGGAGGTACTTGTAACGAAAGTACCTGGCGGAATAGAATGATGATACATCTTAGTGAGGACGGGCTGGATTATTATAATCCGGTGGTCGAAGACGACGGGACACTTGAATGTATGCGGGAGGAATTGAAGCAGAGAGAAATATGTGACTACTGCTTGTATACAATAACTCCTAAGATGACAGGTTCTTATGCTGTTGCTGAAGTAGTTGATGACAGCAACAAACGTCCCGACAGAACAGTTCTGGTAATATTAACAGAGGATGGTGACCGGAAGTTCACAGAGGGTCAGTTGAAGTCTCTTGGGGCTGTAGCTACTATGGTGAAGAATAATGGGGCTGTATACTTCGATAATTTGAAAGAAGCATCGAAGTATATGTCCAGAGATAAATAAACAGAAGGGGTATAACCCCTTCTTTTAACTAAAGGTAAGAAAATGAGTAATGCAATACGAGGAGTTAGAGACGGAACAGGCCCTTACAAAGGATCTGCTGTTAAATCTGTAAGCGATAAAGGACGTAGACAACTGACGGGACAGCCCTGCCCTTACGATCCGAAAGTAAAAGAGATACTTGATAAGTACAGAAGAATCTATAAAAAGAAAGTTTAACGACTTTCTTTTAACTGTAACACAATAAATATTGTATACGAATAAATTAACAGGTATATTATATCAACAGCAATTATTAAATTTAAAGGATAAGAAATGAATAAGATAGCATTTTACACAGGATATATGGATGTCATCGAAAAAGAAGCCGGGCCTATACAGATGGCTAAAAGCTATGCAAAACATATGGGCAATGCTAACGTTAATAAATTGAGAGAAGCTCTAGAAAAGATTAAGGCCGTTACAGGAAGATATGTGCCCCCGCCTGTTTTAACACAAGCAGGTGCAGATGTAGCTAATGCAGAAGACATGCAGAAGTTAGTTAGATATGGTACTGGTGCAGGAGTAGTAGCAGCTGGTGCAGGTATTGCTCAGGCAACTAAAGGGAAGAAGAAAGATAAGGATAAATAATGGATAAGATAGCATTTTATACGGGATATATGGAGCTTGATAACCTTACCAAAGAATCTGGACTCATTACAGATGTCGCTAAAATTCCTTTTAAGGCTGGAGGTCTGGCATTGGAAGGGCTGGGGGGCGCTATTATAGGAGGCGGGAAACTAGGCTTAAAAAGTGGGAAATTAGCGGGTAAAGGAGCTCTCAAAAGTGGGAAGTTAGCTTTGAATAGTGGAAAACAGGTAGGTAAGGGAGTCAATGCAGCAGTCCAAGGAACTAAGAAAGCATTGATAGATGCTCCTATAGCTGTTGGAAGGGGAGCCGCTAATGCAGTTAAAAATGATTTAAAGATTGTACTTGATAAATTAAATAAAACTAAAGCTGTATCTGCCGAACCTAAGAAATTTAATAAAGACAAGTTAATTAGACAACTGGTAGGTGGTACAGCAGTAGCAGCTCCAGCTGCAGGTGTCGGATACGCTGTTAAGAAAAGCATAGATGCTGAAAAGAAATAATGTCTGAAGAAAAGATAGCTAAACAGACTATACCGAAAGACCCGTATAGTCTGTTCGAATTACCAGAGGAAGCTCTGGAGATACTAAGACAGTTCGAAGAAGGCACTTTACCGACAATGCCTTATTACAATGATACTACTATAAAGGATATAAAAGATGAATAAGACAGCGTTTTACTTCGCATACCACAACCCTAAAGAAGCTCTAGTTATATACAGAGAGCACTATGGGGAACCCGGGGCACTCGATAAAGAAGCTACAGAAAAGCTGGCTCTGGATATGAAGTTTCTAGAGAAGATATGGGCCGATCCTAAATACAAGAAGATGCTTCTAGGAGCTGGAGGCGCAGTAGCAGGTGGTCTCGGTGGTTACGCTATGGGCGGAATGAAGGGAGCCTTGGCTGGAGCAGGTTTAGGCGGTCTCGGTGGATTCTACAGCCCTGAGATGTACAAATGGATCAATAAACTTATAGCAGGTAAGACTAAAGCCCCAGACGCTAATCAGCAGTATGGAGCTTTTAATCCCCGTCAGAGACCTCTGGATATGCTACCTAACAGACAATATAAAGATGAACCTTCATATCAAAATAGATTCAGAGCAAGTACAGATGGGCCTATAGATTTTGATATAGGAGAGGCTAACTTTAAACCTAATCCATGGGAATTGAAGAAGTACTAAAAATAACAGGAGATTAATATGTCAGGAGATTTTGTACAGACTAACAGGAGCGGTGTGTTCAAAGAGCAGTCCAGTACCCCTGGAAAATATGAATCAGGGGATATGGGACGTACAGTACTTCCGGAAACATCAGGCCTCGGAGGATTTGGAGGCCCGGGAGAATATATGAAGTATCCCGAAGTAACAGTACAGAAATTTAATATGGATAAGGACGGAGTCGAGAAGACAGGAGAAGACACTGTTCCAGAGGTTAATTTTTTATCTCCTCCGCCGGATAGCTCTACTGCTCCTGATAGAGGTGTCCACGAGGCGGAGGAGATTCTTTCTCCAACAGAGGCTGTTGTAGAAGAGCCTGTCACTAAGAAGAGAAAGAGAACGTCTAAGAAGAAAGATATACCGGTAGAGAAGTATGTTCCTGTAACGATGGTGACATTCTCGGGAGATTTCGGAGAAACGACAGTGCCGTACGAGAAAGTATTCTTTTCCGGAATAACACTTGTTCTGATAGCGGAAACAGATGGATCGGTTATGCTATACAGCCCGCCGCGGAACGATGTAGGTTTTGATGTCGAGTTCGACAATAATACAGTAAGAGCGTATTCGGTTGGAATATCTTTTATGTTCCCGGATACAACTAAGAAAGTAACAGTTTTACTTGTGGATGGAAAAAATGATAGCTAAAGAGAACGATGAACGCAGAGTATGTCTGCATTGTAGTAATACCGTCGCAGACGGGACAGACTACTGTTCCCTCTGTAAGGAACTTTTATCTTATAACAAGAGAGAGATGAAGACTGCCTCCGAAGCTGTTGAACTGCCGGATACTTTAAGATCCTGTATAGACACAGCCGCATCTATCATCAAAGAGGGACTATAATGGCTAACTATTCACAATCCAATCCTTTCAGTCTTACACAGGATATTATCGGACAGAAAGACTTCGGCAGTCCTTTCGCTACATATGCCAGAGCTCATTACCCGAGGAATCTAAAAGAAGTATTCAACTGGGCGGAATATCTATGGCTCCATCAGGGAGTATATTCCAAAGCCATCCAGCGGGCTGTTCGCTACTTCATTACAAAAGTAGAGATAACAGGTACTTCCGATTTTAATATCAAGAAGAAGTATGCGGAGTTCCTTACAGACAATCTACACATTCTGGATGTCATGTCCCTTATGGGGGACGATCTCATGGCATACGGTAATTCATTCACTTCTGTATACAGACCTTTCAATCGTAATCTTATATGTAAAAACTGTAAGACAATGCATCCTATAGAGCAGGTAAAGTACGAGTGGGCTGATTTCGGCTTCGAAGGCCCCTGCCCTAAGTGTAATAAGAAGGGTAAGTTCCTTGTCAAGGATATACCTAACGAACAGGACGACCTCAGAATAACCCGCTGGAACCCACGATCAATAGAGTTGGAGTACCACGATATCAGCGGAGAGACCAGATATTACTACGAACCGCAGAGTAAGGTCAGAGGATACATTACAAGCGGTAATAAGATGTATCTGGAACATACTCCATGGGAGATACTGGATGCTATCGCTAAAGACGAAAAGTTTATGTTCAAGAAGGGCGAGATCTATCATATCAAATGCGAGGCCGCAGCTTCTCTTACTACAAAGATGAACGGCTGGGGACTTCCTCCGTTCCTTTCCAATTTCGAACAGGTCATCCATCTGCAGATGCTTACTAAGTACAACGAAGCCATCGCCATGGATATGATCGTTCCTTTTAGATTTATTTCTCCGGGTACCCGTAAAGGCAGTGGCCCGGGTAACGACCCTTTATTGACTATCGACAGCGGACGCTTCATGCGTTCTGTCGAAGGGATGATAAAACAGCATCGCAAGGATCCTACAGCTATACACTCGATCCCATACCCTGTGGAATATCAGGCTCTGGGTGGAGAGGCTAAGAATCTGGCACCTACAGAACTTCTTCAGCTTGCTCTGGACGAACTTCTTAATTCAATGGGGATACCTCAGGAATTCTATTCAGGTAACCTTGTACAGGGAGGACCTCCAATAGGTCTCAGAATGTTCGAAAGAACTTGGATACATTTTATCTCGCAGATGAATAACTGGCTGGACTGGATGATGGGACAATGCAGTAAACATCTGATGTGGGAGGATCTTGGAGCAGAACTTACCAGAACATCAGTATTGGAAGATGATCTTGTCAGACAGACCAAACTAAATTTACTGGGTGCTAACAAAGTATCCAATCAGACAGCCCTCAGTGCTTTCAATATCGATTACGAATACGAAGTCGATAAGATTCTTCTGGAACAGCAGATGTTCGACGAGAAGGCTGCAGATCTTGCCAGAAGTACAGGTAAAGATCAAGAGGGGCAGGCTATGATGGATCAGCCCGCACCTGCACCGGGTGGAATGGGTGGAATG